GGACATATAAATGGCACTGCAAGTACAACAGGATATGCTCTTTTTAACTACAATGGAAATCAAATCGGCTCTATTACTCAATCAGGTACTACTGCCGTTCTTTATAACGTCACATCAGACCAACGGTTAAAGTCTAATATTGTTGATGCACCATCAGGAAACATAGACCAAATTAAGGTGCGTTCTTTTGATTGGAAAGCAGATGGCTCGCATCAAACATACGGTATGGTCGCACAAGAACTTTTAGAAGTAGCACCATACGCTGTACATCAACCAACAAATTCTGATGAAATGATGGCTGTTGATTACAGTAAATTAGTGCCTATGATGATAAAAGAAATTCAAGACCTCAAACAACGTATTGCAACTTTGGAGAATAAATAAATGACAACATTTAATTGGCAAGTAGTACAAATGGACAGATTAACTAGCGATAGTTTTGTTGTAACGTGTCACTATACAGTAACGGCTACAGATGGCGATTACACAGCATCTACCTACGGCACTACATCATATACACAAGAACAAGGTAAGTCTTAGGTGCCATACGCTGAATTAACAGAACCTGAGTGCGTTGGTTGGGTGCAAGATAGTTTAGGTAAGGACACAGTAGAAGCAAGTCTACAAGCACAGATTGACGCATTAAAGAATCCCACAGAAGAATCAGGAGTGCCTTGGGCTTCGTAAAGATTTTTAACAGCAAGGAGAATGAAATGAGCGAAAACACGAAAAAAACTCAAATCACGATTGACGATGTAGAGTACAACTTTGAAGATTTAACTGAAGAACAGCAGAAACTGTTTCAACATTGTGTGGACTTAGACCGTAAGATAGGTTCAGCACAGTTTCAATTAGATCAATTAAGCGTAGGCAAACAAGCGTTTGTCAAAATGTTAAAGGATTCATTGGAGAAGTAATGGATATGGAAGCAGTTATAGCTGAAAATGATAAGCGTTTGTCGGTGCATGAAGCTGTATGCGAACAACGTTATAACGCTATTTTAGATTCGTTTGATAAAGGCTCTAAGCGTATGCAACGTATTGAGTATCTTTTATATGCTGTAATTGCTTCTGTTTTCTTTGGTAAAGACATGATTCTGAATATTGTTCAACAAATCGTATCCAAATGAAATGTCTAATGCAATTGCTGAAGGTACAAAACAACTAGCAAATAGCTTAGATGAAGCTAGAGAAGCTGGTAAAAGTCTTACTAAGAGCATCCAAAACATTCAGCACGATGGTGTAGAAGTCGCACAAGAGCAGTTAGCATCACGAGACAGGCATAGACAGCACGAAGAAGCAATCGTTAATTCTATGCTGTTTAAAGCAGTCCAAGAGTACGAAAAACAAAGTTCTATCATTAAGGCTGAGAACAAAGCTGAAGCTGAGTTTAAGGCTAAGTACGGTGCGAAAGAATGGGCTAAGGTTTTAGAATTAAAAACAGTCGTAGAAAAAGAACATAAAGAAAACGCTAGTTATTACGGACATAAGTTGCGTGATGTTAAACGTGTTCAGTTTTATTGCTTTTTCGTAGCATTTGTTATCACTTGTTTGTTGTATTACTTTGGACTTGTATGACATGGATAACCATTTGGTTCATTGTTTATTTGTTTGAACTATTTATATGGGCTTATATTTTTTATTTGCATTATGAAAGTAAAATAAATCAAGAAAAAATGAAATTTCCTGCAAAAACTAAAGTTATTGTGCGAACCAAGAAAGATATAGTTCGTGGATGATGATTTATTCAAAGCGTGGACGATGTTTGCATTGATTTGCATGATGTTAATTATTCTTTTAAAGGATTAATATGTTCGGTATAGATGATGTGATAGGTGTAGGACTCAAAATCATTGACAAGGTGATACCTGATCCAGCACAAAAAGCTCAGGCTCAATTAGACTTACAAAAGTTAGCAAATGATGGTCATTTAGCTGAATTACAAGCTGATATGAACGAGCAAAACAACGTCTCAGACCGTTGGAAATCTGATTTAAATAGCGATAGTTGGCTATCTAAAAATATACGTCCTATGACGCTTATATTCATTCTAGGAGTGTATACAACATTCGCTGGGTTCTCAGCATTTAATGTTAATGTTAATCAAGCGTATGTAGAACTTCTTGGGCAATGGGGTATGTTAATTATGTCTGCTTACTTTGGTGGTAGGACATTAGAAAAAATTATGGCAAAGAAAGGCTAAAAATGAGTACAAAAGAACACGTTATGATTATTGCAGCTTGGTCATTGGTCGCTGTTGTGATTGGTATGTTACTCATGTTTGCGTATGCAGTTATTGATCCTAATTTTGATACAGACAAAGTATTTCAAATTATTGGGCCAGCATTTCAAACGGTGATTGGTGGCTTTATAGGATTGATAACAGGTATTAAGATAGGAAGTGATGATGATAAGTAATTGGGATAAAGCATTTGAACTTGTGATTAAGTCCGAAGGTGGATTCACTAACGATCAACGTGACTCAGGAAACCATCTGCCCGATGGCAGACAAGGTTGTACGATGCTAGGATGTACGCAAACTAATTGGGAAGCGTATGTCGGTCATCAGGTCACCCAAGATGATATGAAGAAACTGACTCCCAGTGACGTTAAGCCTTTATACAAGAAAAACTACTGGGATGCTGTTTCAGGCGACTTACTACCTTCAGGCTTGGACTACGCAGCGTTTGATTTTGCAATTAATGCAGGCCCAGCAGCTTCAAGAAAAATGATTCAACGTGCTTTAGGTGTCATTGTGGATGGTGCTATTGGGCCTAATACATTAAAGGCAATTAGTCAGGCTGATTCTAAAGAATTAATGCAAAAGTTTAGTGACGCAAAAACAACATACTATAAAAGTTTAGGTAATTTTAATGTGTACGGTGCTGGCTGGCTCAAACGTGTTGCCGATGTTCAAGCCATAGCCAATATGATGATTGCTTAACGCTTGTATTGACTCCATTTCTCTAAAAAATAAGGGTTTTTACTAGGTGGTATCCAGCCCAAAGATTCAAATCGTTTTAAAATATTGGTGGCTTCAGGTTTAATCCAAACAAAACGCTGCAAATCAAGTATTTTAGATGGTGTCATTTTGGTTCAGCCCCTACAATACGATAAAGTTTAAATTTTTTGCTAGGATGCCAACGATCTAAAACGGTATAACCTTTTTGTTTTAATTCGCTAACACGACTAGATAATTTCATTCCAGCACCTGCATGAAAAGCTTCTACAGGACTAATCCAACGTCTACGAGCTAATTTAACGATAATTTCATATTGAGTTTGCATTATTTCTCCTTTTTACATTGTTGAATAACTGTTTTAGGTATATCGATGGCATTGGGATACGACATATTGCGACAATCGTATTTGACGGTGGTAAATTCGGTCATAAAAATAACAAATCCACAAATAATTGTTGCAAATGCAATTGCAATGTATGTCATTACCATCCCCTCGTATAAATCCATGCAATCATGGCTGGAAGTAACATAATGGCAACACCGATTAAAGCTTGAAAAAATGTTTTCATATTAAAAGTTTCATGCTTGTGCGTTATATTGTTGACAAAGTTTTTTTGCTTCTCTTTTACCAGATACAGTAAATTCATGTATTGGATTAATAGGTCGTACTTCTGCATTGATGATGAGATTAAACCCACCACCACGTTTTTTATATAAATGTGCGTACATGGTGGTTTTCCTTATTTAGAAGTTGTTTTAACAGCAAATACAGCTGTTGTTTTAGTGAACTTGGCAACTACATCAGCATCAACATTTAAAGACGCTAGGAGTGCTTTGTAATCGACTACGGCACGATTAGACTCTACGACTGTAGACTTAAATAATGCACCCTCAAACACTTTAGAGCCATTAGGCGCAGTAGCTTGGTCTTTTAAAGCATCTTTAATCATGTCAGCCTGTTTTGTCAAGTCAGCGATCTGTGCTAATAAACCACCGAGAGTATCTACAGTTAATGCGTTGATGTTTGTTATTGCGTTCATTTTTCTATCCCTTTATTTAACACTGCTCATGCAGTAAATACAGAATAATTTAGTTTTCTAAAGTGTGCAAGTATTATTTTATAGGGACTTACCCTAAGTGTTGTAAAAAGGGGAGGGGTTGTATTTGGCAGTTGCTATCTGTTAGACGGAAAGCCGCAAAAATTCTAACTTACTGCATCCTACAATGGCGGCTTAACACCCCATAAAAAAAGGGATACCGAAGTATCCCAAACTCACGCTGAAGTCAGATTAAATTATAAACCATTCTTAATCTGATATACCCTAAGTAAGTGTTCAAAACATTCCCAAGCTTTTTGCAATGCAACATCATCAATTTCAATTAATTTTACTTCGTTGCTTGTGCCATTAATAAATACAATAGCGCACCTTGCCGAAGGCATACCTAGACCCTCACGATAAGCTGCTAGTTGCATTTCATGCTCAAAGTAAACATCGACCTTATCTAATGCCGTATCTTTTGTCTTAAAGTCCACAATAATGCCATTAGGACTCATTAGATCGCATTTACCACCATAACCAAGTGGATGTGCAAAAGACTTTTCTGCAAGCCATTGTTGCTCACCAAAAGCCTTTTTTAATGCCTGCTCTACGTTGGCTAAATACAACGGTGGTTCAATGTGATAAACACCCTCAAAGTAAGATTGAACAATGGCATGAATTCTAGTGCCACGTTCAGCAGCATCTCGACCAGTAGCTTTTGAATCCGACATCACTCGTTTAAGCCAGTCTTCTTCGGGTTCGTTAGGCAGTCTAGGCAAGGTCAAGGCAGCTAATAAGACTTGTTGCTGTAGCCACGAATTAAGCCCTGCCTTAGCTAACATACCGTTAATGGTCGTAACGCTAGGAATAAGGTCAAGTTTACGAGCATCCCTGAGGGTGGTAGCCCTTTCAGAACCATTAGCACCAATCATCGTGTAAAAAGGCTCACCAGTTTTGGTATACCAGTGGCCTCCTTCCGTTAGTTTTTCTTTAACAAACATAGTTCCCTCTCTTTCATCATTGCATCTGCTATTTCATAAGATAAATGAACCAACTTTTTCATTTGCGGTGGTTCATATACGCTTTTTATATCATCAAGTAATTTTTGCATTGCTTTAGCAGCAAAGTAATCTCTTAAATCCATGCCGTCTGCGTAAAATCCTAATGATCCTGATATTGGATGTTCTGTTGGAAATGCTTTCATGTCAGCTCTTAAAAAGGTATATCTTCGTCAATATCGGCTAAAGTCTTTGGAAAACCATCGACTTCTTCAACTTTCTTCTTGCCACCTCTGTACTCGGAAGATTCCATAATCTTTTCTTTATAGTATTTAGGCAAAGATTCAAACTTATCTTGATCCCAGTCTTGCAACCAAAAATGATTAATTGGATTAACTCCTTGAGGTACTACGTTTTTAAGTGCCGAAGGGATAGGGCTAATTCCTGAGATATTAGCGTACTTACCGTCTTCTGAATGGCTGATATTGACCATACAAAACTTATCTAACAAGTTCTTTAGGTCAAAGTTAACTCTGTCGGATGCTGACATTTTTTTGTTGGCCCAAGACTCTAAGTCCTTACGCAAGGTCGCTTGATCGCCAAGACTGACTGTATAGCGTTTAGATACAATTAACGGCTTACCATCATCGGTCTTGAGAGGTTTGCCCTCGTTATCATCGCCATGCAATTCAAAGGTCAGTACGACCTTGTGCATGATCTTAGTCTCACCTGACCATTCGACTGACTGGTGACCTAAGTCAATAATCGAGTACAAACGTGCCATGTGTAGTCCAGCAGGGGCTATCTTAAAATCTTTTTGTGTGTCGGTAATAATCATTTTCTTTCTCCAAATTGAGTTGCTTTATCAAAGCGTGTAAATGCGTCACCCATGTCTTTAAAAACATCGGACAAGAATTTTTTGTTGTAATTGATTTTTGGTAATCCACAACCATAACGAAGCAAGTCTATCTGTTCGTTATCTAAGGCTACACCATCAAGTAGATGGTCGAAAATGTCTTCTAGTTGTCTTTCAAGTTGATGCTGGTCATTCATTTGCTGTTCTTGCTCACTCATTTGAGTTTCTCCTATTTAACACGTCACATGACGTACAAACAGATTAACTTATCTAAAGTGATTTGTCAACAGTCTTGTAAAATATATTTAAATCGGTTAAGATTATGGTATGGAAACATTTAAATTATCTCATTCACAGATCGTAGACTTACTCGGTGGAACTAAAAATGTCGCTAAGATGGCGAAAGTTAGTCAGGCTGCCGTAACTCACTGGCGAACAACGGATATACCTGAGGGTCAGATGATCAGGTTAGCTGCTGAACTTGAAAAAAAGTCACATGGATTAATCAGCCGTAAGGGTTTATTTCCAACAACATATAAATTTATTTGGCCTGAACTAGAATAATGTAGTACACTATAGGTGTTGAGATTGGCATCTCAAACAACCTAAGTGTGTAACAGCCCCAGTATTTTTAGGCGGGGTATGTGTAGTTATAGACAAATAGCGAGAAATCTTGCTGGTGAGTTTGTTTATAGTTGCCCATGCCAAAGGGACATACCCCACCTAAGCATATTGGGGTTTTTCTTTGCATCAATCACAACTGCACGAAAAGCAAGTGTAGATAAGAAAGCTAGATGGGGTAGAGGCCAGTTAGAAAATGAACTGGAGCGAGGGTCGACACCTGCGATACCCCCAAGTAATTGGTGCAAGCCAACTTGGAC